CCTAATGACTCTAAATTTTATGCAGTTTCAGATTCTTTCAATAGCAAAGTTCAAGAATTTTCAAAAGAACAACTTTGTGTTATTATAGATTATTATAAAAACAAATTAGTAGACGCTGGCGTTGAACCTGGGCAAAAAATAGGAATAGGATTTGCCTCTACAGATATTTCTTATACCGCTATTATTTTTGCTGCAGCCGAACTTGGTCTTAAGTTAGTAGTTCTCAACACTCTTACTTCTTTAAGGTTGATCAAATCCGCTAAATGTAGTGCTCATATGCCACTAGATGTATTTGTGTATTACCAATATAGGAACACTCATTTAGATCAGCTATTGAGAAATATCAAATACTATATTAATAATTCAAAAAAAGTTATACAAATAGATACAAATTGGTCATCAGAATCAATAAATTCTATTCCTAGAATTCCATTATACGCAAAACCAGAAAATGATTTATTGTTGTGTAGCAGTTCTGGAACAACTGGTGCACCAAAATTAATACATCACAACCAAGAATACCTTTACGATTTGGCAAAATACAACTGGGAACCATTAGAATTAAACGAAAATGATTCTGTATATCATTTTTCTAGTTTGAATCATGGAGCTTCTCTGAGTGTGTTTTTCTTACCTGCCGTAAATAAATGTAAGAAACATTACTTTGATTTACCAACAGAACTAAGAAGTCAAATAGATCACGAAAAAAACTTTGTATTCCAAGCATGTAAATTGTGCAACATTACTGTTATATTATCTCCGAACAATAATATAACCGATGGTATAATTGAAGCTATACAGGATTCAGAAGATGGTTTACCAAATACGACAATTATAGTTCTTACTTTTATTAATCCTAGATGGTTAAATGTAGTAAAATCTGGCAAACTAAAAAAGATTATAAGCGCATTTGGATGTTCAGAAGCAGGTGGTCCAATATTACTGCCATACATAGATAAAAACACAGATATAAATTCTTTTGATCCTAAATTTCTAGGAAAACCATTAGAAGGGTTTTTCAAAACAAACGTAGTTGATGGTATGTTAACAGTAAATCTTCCTAATGGAAATACCGTAGAAACAGAAGACATCATCAAAGAAACAGAAAATGGTTATTATTTTGTAAGAAAAAACAAACTTAAAAAAATAAATGATATTGACATAAATCCTTTAGACATAATTGGATTACTTGAAACATACTGTTCCAGAAGCAGATTTGAAATAGTAATCGAAGAAGTTTACAATAAACTTTACATAGTTACTGACAACCAAACCATGATAGACTATGAAGATGATATAAAGAAAATAATTAAAAATTTCTACGACGGGGAAGTAAACCTAACAGCTGTTATTTTCATGCCTAATTTTTCCGATGCTATAGTTTCAATAAAACCTGATAGGGACATTCTTTTAGACTACATTAGAGAAAGAGATTACTTCATGGGAAGCGTAGATGGTTTACCAAATATTCCACGTAAAGCTGTTGAAACTTTTTTTAAAACAATAAATGAAGAAATTAAGAAAATAAATAAATAACATAAACGGGGAATTTAAATGGCAATACCAGTAAACAGAGCTACGTTTAAAGAATACTGCCTGAGAAGATTAGGCAAACCATTAAACGAAGTAAACATTGACGACGATCAATTAGAAGATCGTATCGACGATGCATTACAGTATTTCTGGGATTACCATTTTTCCGGATCCGAGAAAACTTATTACAAATATCAAGTAACTCCACAAGACCAAACTAACAAATATATTACTCTTCCAGACAACATAATTGGAGTAGTAAATATGTTTCCTGTTGGTCAAGCTCTCAACACCAATAATCTATTCAATATCCGTTATCAGATTGCACTCAATGACCTTTACACCCTTACTTCGGTGTCTATGGTTCCATATTATATGGCACTTCAACATGTTCAATTTCTTGAACAGATGTTAGTTGGTCAACAACCATTAAGATATAATCGTTACATTAATCGCTGCTATATAGACATGGACTGGAGTATCGTTAACCCAGGAGACTACATCATACTAGAAGCGTATCAAGTAGTAGACCCAGCAGTATATACTAAAGTGTGGACAGATCGTTGGCTCCAGAGATACGCTACTTGTCTAATCAAACAGCAGTATGGTACCAATCTTAAAAAATATGGTTCAATGCCACTTCCTGGTGGTATCACTTTTAATGGTCAGAAGATATATGACGAAGCGACTGAAGAGCGTAAAGAGCTTGAAGACGAAATGATCAACAGCTACAGCTTGCCAGTTACGGACATGATCGGTTAAAATCCGTAACAAGTTATAATATAAATAGATAAAATAGAGGATTTATAACTTGGCAACGAGCGTATTCTTTAACAACTTCGGAGCTTCTCAAGAGCAAGATCTGTTAAATAATCTTATCATAGAATCAATAAGGATCTATGGTAACGACGTATATTACATTCCACGTAAATTAAATAATTATGATGATGTATATGGTGCTGATGATCAGTCATCATACGAACAGGCTATTCTTTTAGAGATGTATATCGAATCCTATGATGGGTTCAAGGGTGACGGCAATTTTATGTCAAAGTTTGGCATTGAGATCAGAGATCAAGTTACTTTCGCAGTCGCAATGAGAATATTTGATGATGAAGTTGGAAACATAACTACTCAACTAAGACCAAACGAAGGTGATCTGATATTCTTTCCACTAAACAAGAAATGTTTTCAAATCAAATACACTGATAAATTTGAGATGTATTATCCATTAGGTGCGCTGTATCTATGGAAGATGACATGCGAATTGTTTGAATATTCTAATGAAAGAATTTCAACAGGAATACCGGAAATTGATAATCTCCAAATCAAATTTGATATTAATGCAATTGATTGGTCTATCAAAGATCAAGCTGGAAATATGTTATTAAATGAAGACGGAGATTATCTAGTTCTAGAAGGTTCTTCAACTTCAGATAAAGTTGTCTCTGACGATTCAAAAACTATACAAACTGAATCAAATACATTTGTTGATTTCAGTATTACTGATCCATTCAGTATGGGTAATATATAATGTTTGGTCAAACTTTTTACTTCTCAACTATTCGTAAATATGTTATTCTTGTTGGAACATTATTCAACGACATTCGCGTAATAAAGACAGACCCAAAATCAAACAATGAGGTATCACTAGTCAGGGTTCCAATCACTTACGGACCAAAAGATAAAATGTTAGCTCGTGTGTTTCAAGATCCTAACATTGATAGACCTACTGCTACTTTTCCATTACCAATGATATCGTTCCAGATGTTAAAATTATCATACGATGGAACAAGAAAATTACACACGATTGGCAAAGTCACAAACAAAAGCGAATTAACAACTGAACAGAGTATTTTCAGATACCAATACAACCCAGTTCCATATAATATAGACTTTAAAGTTCATATATATACTAAGAATGTCGAAGATGGAACTAAAATAATCGAACAAGTTCTTCCATTTTTTACTCCAGATTGGACAACAAGGGTCAAATTGATTCCTGAAATGAATATCACTATGGATATTCCTGTTGTTTTAAATGATATTTCATATGAAGATAATTATGAAGGAGACCTTAAAGACAGAAGAGAAATAATATGGACTTTGGATATGACTGTTAAAGGTTATATCTATGGCCCAGTTAAGAAATCTGGAATTATTAAATTCGTTAATGTTGATTTTTATATTCCAGAGGTCAGCGATGGTCAGTTACCATCAGCCGTAGGTAACAGTTCAATTCAATATAAGTTTACAGTACAACCTGGTTTATCTAATACTGGGCAACCTATAAATTACAGTGGTAAAGCAAACACTAATACTGGTACAGTTCCATATCAGGAAATACAAGCATCTGATGATTATGGATTTATTACTCAGATATATGATATAGCAGCTGAAAATAATTCTGTAGCATCTACTGTGACATTGACTGACGATATTATTACTGTAAAAGTAGATAGTCTTATAACTATTGACACTACATATATTGAAGTAGCATAATTGATTGGATAAAATAATGCAAGATGATGACGATCCCATCGGAAAGACGTTGGGTTTGGAACCGTTGGAAAATAAAATTGATGTAATTGACAAAATGTTGATCGAAAGTCATGATGATTCTGCGTCAAAAGATTTCGAAACAGCAAGGGCAAACTTACACGAAATGATTAACGACGGTAAAGAAGCCATGTTCAAACTAGCAGAGATAGCCTCTTCTAGTCAGCATCCACGAGCATTTGAAGTTTATGCTAAACTGATGGATACTATGATACAAGCAAACGAAAAATTACTGGATATGCAAGAAAAAATAAGAGAAATAAGGCATGTTGATTCTCCAATAAACGAGAAAGCCAAATCAGTAACAAATAATTTATTTGTTGGTTCAACTGCAGAACTCCAAAAAGTATTGAAAGACATGAAGAACAATGAGTGACGACAAATTATTAGGTGGCTATAAAGGTAATGTCCTTCTAAAGAAATCAAATCAGTCTATAGAGTGGACTCAGGATTTAATCCAGGAATACATAAAGTGTCAGGAAGATCCAGTTTACTTTACTGAAAATTACATGAAAATCATTAACGTGGACGAAGGTCTGGTTTCTTTTAAATTGTATGATTACCAAAAAGAAATGGTAACTTCCTTTAAAGATAACCGTTATAGTATTATTACTACTGCTCGTCAGGCAGGTAAATCAACAACTACTTGTGCTTTCATTTTATGGTATATAATTTTCAATCCTGAGAAAACTGTTGCATTGCTGGCCAACAAAGGCGATACGGCTCGAGAAATTCTTGGACGTGTTCAATTAGCATATCAGCATCTACCAAAATGGTTGCAACAGGGTGTTTTGGAATGGAACAAAGGTTCATTCGTTTTAGAAAATAATTCAAGAGTTATCGCTGCTGCTACTTCTGCTTCTGCCATTCGTGGTTATTCTATCAACTTGCTGTTTATCGACGAAGCGGCGTTCATTGAAAACTGGGACGAATTCTTTACGTCAGTATATCCAACAATTTCGTCTGGTTCTGAATCAAAAATTATACTTGTATCCACACCAAATGGTCTTAATCATTTTTATGCAACTTGGGTAAACGCTCAAGAAGGAAAAAATGGCTATAATCCAATATTAGTTAATTGGCAAAAAGTTCCTGGCAGAGACGAAGAATGGAAAAATAATACTATAGCAGGTATGAACTTCGATCTGGAAAAATTCGATCAGGAGTACAACTGTGAATTCCTAGGCTCTTCTGGCACTCTTATAGCTGGCTGGAAACTTAAAGAACTGGTGCATCAAGCGCCAATGGTAGAAAAGGAAGGTTTAATACAATATTTTCAACCCGAGAAAAATGATGTATATATGATGGTTTGTGACGTTTCTCGAGGTAAAGGTTTGGACTACTCGGCATTTCAATTGATAAATGTTTCAAGAATGCCTTATCAGCAAACTTGCGTATACAGAAATAACGCTGTTACACCAATTGATTACGCTGAAGTAATCCATAGAGTAGCGAAAGCATATAATAATGCTTCTGTTCTGGTTGAAGTCAATGACATCGGTGAACAGGTTTCGCACTCTTTACACTATGATTTTGGTTATGAACACGTACTGTTTACAGAAAACGCTGGTAGATCTGGTAAAAGAATTACTAGTGGGTTTGGTGGTGCTGCTGTCGATAAAGGCATCAGAACTACTAAAATTGTTAAATCTGTTGGTTGTTCCATTTTAAAACTTTTAGTGGAACAGAACC